CAAAGCTGTTAGGTGTCCACTGTAAAGGTTCATAACTTGGCATCTTTACACCGCACTTAATAACAGTGCCATTTTCATCAACATCAATTAAATTTATTAAATTATTTCTGTGGACTTTTACACAGCCAGCATAATTAATAATCGGTTTTGGAACTTTATTTATAACAGGAACTTCAAATTGCCATGCTTTTATTTCTGGTATTTGTATGTGATTAATATTTACTTGTCGTATCTCCACTTAAGACTTTTGTGGTGTTGGTAGCTGAAAAGATGGGCCTGTAGTTTTTGGCAAAGTGTCTTTCATAACGCTTGGTAATTTTTTCTCTAAATCACCCATAAGTTTGTTTTTTAGTGTTCTTTCAAATTCTGGACTTTGCATATAACGTATTGCTACGTAAGCTGAAACACTCATTGCAGTTACCATCACAAATGAGATAATTGACAATATATTTGCAATTTTAGAAAAAGTCATGGTAAAACAGGCAATACTAAAAGCGATAGGTCATGTCAGTATTATATCTATGCTTCTAATACTGCCAACTGTTATACCCTGTTACTTAGTTTTGTCTATGATGACTAAAACTTATACTTCAAACCAAGCTTCGTTCCATAAGAATTAGTGTCGTCAGTCACTATAGAAAACTCTCCATAAACATCAATATTTTTTGATGCGGCTACAGTACCACCAACTTTACCAGAGAAGTTTGTTTCTGAATCTGCTCCATCTGGGTTGTTAAGATACGCACCACCTTGTATGTAGTAACTACCAAAGGCATTACCATTCTCATAACCAAGATGTAAGTCAGTACCAGAACCAGTAAAATCTTTACCTGTATAAGAACCATTGTTTTCTACATTTACATAGAAACCAGCAAATGCGGGTGTTGATAGTGCTGAAGCAGCAGCTATTGTAAATACTTTTTTAAGCATTATTAAAAAGAATAAAGCTCAATAATAATCGTTTTTAAATTTAATTCAACTTTGAGTCGTTTCTGTTTGTAATTCGTCCTCTTTATTCTCCTCATCTATCTGTTGTTGAATTATTTTCATTGCACCTGTTGTCTCATGCAAAGCAACAACTAATTGTTCTCTTTCGACAGCTAATTGTGTAAGTTTTTCCTGTAGATTCATAAATTAGTAAAGTTTTTTACCGTCAGTAATAGCTTTATCTATATCTGTAAAAGATTCAGATGTCCAGATAGAAGTCGTTCCATCAAGTTTTTTATAAGCCTTGATAATTTCAAGATGCTCTACATTACGCTTGATCTTGTTTTTGTATTCATCGTCAGTTTCATCTGATGTCTTGGCGGTGTTAATGACAGTTACACTATCACCAGCAGCAGAAAAGATTGCTGCGATTTCATCTGCGGTTCTTTCTTCCATATTTAATTATGAATTTGTTTACAGTTTACCCTGCTTCGAGGGCTGTGACTTTTGCTGATAGTTCTTTTATTGCATTTACAAGTATTGGTACGAGTCTTTCATATTTCATTCCATAACTCATACCATCTTCAGTCAAGTTACAAATCAACATATTATCGTTTGAATCTCCAAACCCATTTGTTTTTTCAACCTCTAATGCTTCTTGTGCTAAAAATCCAATATGTAATCTATTTCTTTTCTTTGATCCGTCAGGTGTTCCATAAGGTTGCTCATCTGTTCCATACCAAGTTCTTCTATCCCATCTGTAGGTAACAGGTCTGAGTGCTTCAATCCATTTTAATCCAATACTAAAATCGGTAACATCTGTTTTATCTCTTGAGTCTGAAGAAGATATAGAAGTATCAGCACAGAATAAATTAGAAATACTGTTGTTTCCTAAAACAACATTATTACTTCCTGTTGTAATTTGTCCTGATGGAGATGCTGCTCTTCCAGCACTATTTCCAAGACATAAATTATTACTACCAGTATTGATCTCAAAACCAGCAACAACTCCAATCAAAGTATTATTATCCCCTGTTGTCACATGTCCTCCAGCTTTTTGACCGACAGCAGTTACACCAGCAGCAGTTGTTAAATCTGTTAAAGCTTGAAAACCCACAGCAGTGCTTGTTTGTCCTGTTGTACAAGCATCTAAAGATTTTGAACCCACCGATACGTTTTCTGCTCCAGTTGTGTTTGATTTTAATGCTTCAAAACCAATTCCTGTATTGTCTCTAGCTGTAGTATTTTCTCTTAAAGCATTTCTTCCTAATCCTACGTTAGCTGTTCCTGTTGTGTTAAATGCCATACAACTTGTACCTATAGCAGTGTTTTCATCAGCAGTAGTATTGGCCTGTAATGCACTTGTACCCATCGCAACATTACTGCCTCCTGATGTATTTGAATCTAAAGCATTAGCTCCTACCGCAGTATTAAATCCTCCAGTTGTGTTTGACTCTAAACAATCTGTACCAACGGCCGTATTGTTTGAACCAGTATTGTTTGCTTTTAAAGCATCAAGACCAATGCCAGTGTTATTAGAAGCAGTTGTGTTATTAGTCAATGCTTCTCTTCCAATCGCAGTGTTAGCACCTCCAGAGGTGTTACTGCTTAAAGCCTGTTTGCCAATTACTGTATTGCTATTACCTGTAGTATTAGAAGACATAGCTTCAAAGCCTAAAGCTACGTTCTCAGTTCCAGTTGTGTTTGCACTTAAAGCACTTCTACCTACAGCAGTATTGTTACTTGCTGTTGTGTTTGCATCTAAGGCACCAGAACCTACCGCTACGTTTGATGATCCAGAAGTAAGTGCTGTAAGAGCATCTTTACCAATAGCAGTGTTATTTCCACCAGAAACAGCAGCATCTAAAGCACTTTCTCCAAGAACAGTGTTACCAGCAACAGAGTTTGCACCTTTACCAATATTTACAGAGTTTATCGTTCCATCAACAGCAAAAGCTGGCCCACCAGCAAGCGTAAATAAATTTATATGAGCATTATTAGCAGTGTTTCTTAGCTGCATCATACTTGTTGAAGTATTAGCAAAAAATTGACTAGCGTAATTAGTACTTGGTGCTGACGATCCAGAATTATTACTTGATATTGCCTGTAAAACGCTATTAATGTCTGCCCTGACATTTGCTCCTGTGGAGTTATCTATAACATAATCGTGTTGTGCCATTTCCTAATCCAAAATTTTCTCTAAGTATATCCTAAACCAGTATTAACTACCACGCCCAAAGCCTGTAGCTGCATATTTAAAGTTTCTGTTTACATTACTACCATTATTCTTTATATCAATATCAAATCCAGTGCCAGTGATATTTGACAAAGTAAAGAAATCACCTGACTGTGCGTTTTCTATTGTTATTCCTATTGAAGGTAAAACAGAATTAGCAGCGACACTTGTTCCTGACTGACCTGTAAAAAAACTATCTGTAAAAGTAACTGATTTTGTAGAAGTACCACTTGCAATAAATCCACCGCTTGAGGCTGCTGCATTTCCTAAACTTGTTTCTGTTCTACTTTCTAGCTCTGCAAAATACCCTAGTTGATCTATTTCAATTGATTGTGCGGGGTCAGTCGATAATAAATCACATTTAAATTTAAAACCTCTGCCAATATATGTACCATTTACAAACTTTTGATAAGGTTCAAATTCTGCTGAATAATTACAATTCCCGCTTGTATTTAATGACGTTGAAGAATTTAAAATAAAAGTATTTGCATCAGGTACAGAAGCAATTAAATAATCACCATCAACACCCGTTCCAGAAGTGAAATCAACAGTTACAAGACTCCCGACACTATAACCATGTGATGTTTTTGTAATTGTAATTGTTGTGCCTGCACCGCCAGAACCATCATTAATTGTATAAGTGGCCGATACTGACAAATCAGGATCAGAGTCACTTGTGGCGACAGATAAAGTGGCGTTCACATTAAAGGCGGTCGCCCCGTCAAAATCTGTCCACGTATCAACATTTGCAGTCCTTTTATCAATTAAATCATTAGGTAAAAAACCCTGAGTTACAAAGTGTCTCCTTAGTTTTAAAGGTTGTTTTCCTCCTAAGTCAAGAGTTGATTTAAAGAAGTATTGCCCGCCTGTTAAAAAATCAACATTTCCTAAAAAGTCGAAGTCTGCGATTGCATCAAAATCTGTAACATCATCAATTAATGTTGTTGATCCTAAGACAAGACCATTAACCTCATCAGAGAAAAAACAATCGTCTCTAACACCTTGAAAAGGTGGGCTGTCTAAATCTTCCCTATCCTCTAAAATTGTAAGCTTTGGAAAAATATCAGGTTTAGTATTTATATTTTTTATTGATGCGGCATTTGCACTAAGTCGCCCGCCATCATCTCTGAAAGCAAGAAGATAAGTTCCGTTTACAATATTAGGCACAATTGACTCGCTGATATTTCCAGAAAGTTGGGGCAAAACGTCTACTGCATTTGTAAAAGTTGCACCTGTTGTAAGGTTTGAACTTCTTATAACCACGTTTCCACCATGAATAACGTCAACATCTGTTGATTTGTCAAAACGTAATCGTACAAATTGATCTGACAAAGGTTCTATTTGTACATTCTGCACATCTGCTGGTAAAGCTGTTTTACCAACAGTTGTGAATGTTGTGGTTGCTGGATTTGTGCTTGGTTTACCTAAAGCGTTATAACTAAAAACTCTTACCTCATAAGTACCATTTAAAGTTTCAAAGATTGTAAAATCTGATCTTGTAATACGCTCTGATATAAAGTTTTCATTCTGAAATCTATATTGCACCATATATTCAGTTACACCGCTAACAGGTTGCCATTGAATAAATAATTTACTTACAGCCCTGTTATTTAATACCACAATCTGCTCTGTTCCCTGTAAGCTACTTGGTGCATCTTTCAGTGCAGTTAGAGTTGTTATTGTTCTTGCTGGCAATGCTGTGCCATCTTCTACAAAAGCATATTTGTTTGGATCATGTACAACAGCAACAATTTGATAATTTAATAATTCTTGCTCTGTAACTGATACAACTCTAAAAGTTTGAAGTTCAACAGATGTATTTTCTATAACCCAAACGCTATTAGCTTGTGGTACTGAACTAAATGCAGAATCTACAGTTATGGTTGCACCTGTAATGTCACTAATTGTTTTAGTTTCTAATGTGCCGTCAGATAAAATAACACCTAAAGTTGCTGATCCTGATGTTGCCAAATCTGTGTTATTTTGATCGTCAACAATAATCTGTGTTGTAGATACTCCTGTTTTTATACGTCCTCCCCTTCTTACCCCTGCCCTCATAGGGTCTGCAATATTGATTACAGTTCCAACCCTGACTATTGTTCCGCTTTCTAATGACGCTGTAAATGTTACTGTTTCCGCTTCATTGTTTTGTGTATATAAAAACCAGCGACCAAGCCTTGCCGCTTGACCTCTTGATGTGCAGGCAAAGCCACTTAAATTTTTTGTTACTATGCCATATTTTGCCTGTAATGCTGTATCTTCCACAGTCTCATAATCTACCTCTTGAGTCTCATTATCAAAGTAAGAAACATTAACAACAGTATACTTAGTATCTTTACTAGCACTTGAATAAGAAAAACCAGCTTCAGAAACATTGCTTAAATTGTAAATATAGCTTGGATCTGTAGGTTTATCGCAGCTAATATTGACTGCCCCTGCTGAATAAAAAGGCATTGCCCTCATAACAGAGGCAAGATTATTTATGGTATCGTACGCAGCCCTTTGAGAATTAAGAACTACATTACAAGAAAATCTGGCCTCCGTACCACCAGCCCCATCATCTACTTGCTCACTTGCATATTGACTAGCAGAGAAGAAGCTAAAAACATCTAATGATGATTCTGCAATATGATCTCCAAAACCTTTTGACGTTGTAAGTAAGTCATATAAAATCCAAGCTGGGTCACTTGAAAATTCTTTATCTGTTTTAAAAGTGCCATTAAATGTACCGCTATAGCTAATAGATCCATCAGCCCTAACAGTTCCATTATGAGGTATTTTTATCTTTGTTCCTCTAATCCTATACATACGTCTTGGCTGATTTGGAAAGGTTTCAGCGTCAAAACGTAAAGCTACATGAGCAAAATTTGCATAAGCTCTTGATTCATTAATTATTTCTGTAAAAGATGACCACTGAAAACTATCTTGAAGCGTAGTTTCTGTGCTGTCTGCTGTCGTTCTATTTACTCTGATTGTGACAGGAAAACTAGTGCCAGATGGTAAATTAATTTTATAATCCCTGAAATATGTACTTGCAGTTCTTCCTTTTACAGTGTCGGTTATAACAGTTGTTGTTGTGCCATCATTTTCTATTGTTTGAATTGTAAGAGCTACTTCAGCACCATTTATATCACCATTATCTTCAAACTTTTGCAATGTAGGAAAACCAAGAGTAACTCTGACAGCGTCAACATTTGTATTTGAAATTGATCTTGATACTGGTGTTGATTGTGTTACTGTAACACCTACACTTGTTTCTGATTCTGTTTCTGATATACCAGCAATCGCTGTTTGATCTGAAGTGCCAAATCTAGGTTCAAAAGTAATATTACGAAAATTAAAATCTTCATCATTTGGACTTGTACCAGCCGCTTGTTGTAATACCTGAGTTCCGTTAAGAAATACGTCTTTTAATGCTGATGTGTTGTATTGCGTTGAACCTTTGCTACCTGTAGCACTTGGAAAGCCTTCCAGTTCTCCGCTCCCTAGTAATTCAATCAAAGTTTGAAATTGCTTTGATTGCAATGCGTCATTAGGTAAATCAGGATTGGGTATGCCAAAAAGCTCTTTAAAATCGCTTACATTTCCAAATCCAGTTGCTTGTGGCATTAGGTTGTTCCCTCCGCTTGTACAGTATCAACACCAGAACTTATTACAACTGATCCTGTAAAAACTTCTCCATATATTATTGGAATTGGGACACCAGCCCTAGATACGTTTTGAATCGACCCAAAACCAAAAGATTGAAATGTAGGATCATTCTGTGAAAAGCTATCAGCCATAACACCGCTTGGTATATCTTGTCTAGGCATTAAAAGATTTGTAGCTTCATTAATTAACATATTTGTACCAATTGTTGTCAAAGCAGTTGCAGCTATACCTCCGATTGCAGTAGCAAAAAATCCTGTTGTGGCCGCAGCCGCAGCCGTGCCACCAGCAGTTAATAATCCACCAATCACAACTCCTTTTGAACCTATAGCAATAGGAATTATCTGTATATCTTCATCACTTTGTAAACTTAACAAATCCTCTGTTATTTCCATACCGCCCATTTTTATCTTATAAAACTGATTCATCATATGATTTTCCACCTCTGGAAAGTTTGCAATCAAAAAATGAAATGCCTGTTTTGGACTTGCAACAGCCGCTTCAAAATACGACTGCCCAAGAAACTTTCTTAATCTCCCATAAACTTTTATTTTTTTAAGCTTCATATCTATAAACCTTTTTTGTGGCCTCTATATATCTTAAATCATA